CTTTCAAACGCCCGTGCCATTTTTACATGATGCCGACCATGAATAAAGCTAGGCCAAACATAGTTTACATACGCCATAAAGTCTTCTTTTGCCAGCTCGTGGGTTTTAACCTTTCTCGCTTCGGCAATAAGTTGCCCCACCTTCTGCTGAACAGCCGGTGGTAAATTGGGTAGGCTTTCTTCAGCCTTCTTCAGTAGTTCCGGACTCATCTTCGCCTAAAACTTCATCTAAATTTATATCGCCAATACTTATGGGCTCTTCTTTTTCAATCTCTACTTCGTCAGCTTTCCCCATGTAGAGCTCAAGGGTTTTAGCCAATTCCTGCTCAATTGAGTCAATAGAACGGTTTACCACATTAACTTCTACCCTGTCTGAGAAAAGCCCAACGTTGCTTAGTTTGCCCAATAGCTCAAGCACTTTAATGCGAACACGGGGGTCGGCATCGTTGGAATCCATAATTAATTTGTTCGTAACGTAGTTACGTAGCCTGCGACCAGCATCTAACACCTCGTGATCCCATTCAGATAGGATAGCTTCAAGGTTAATAATTGTGCCGGGGGTTATGGTTTTTACAGGAGGCAGTTGTCCATTAGCAGCAATCTGATGCGATTCTGCTTTATCTTGGTCTGTAACTTCAACCGTAGCACCTTGTTTAATCAGTTCTTGTACCGTCTCAAACAACGCGTGTGCCTTATCTCGAAAATCCTCTATCTCTTCTTTTGTCGTGTCAAAGGGTAAAGGTATTCCTACTTCTGGCGTAACAACTATAGGCATATGTCCTAGCTCTATGTAGTTCCAATGTGTGGAGTATACACGTTTTTACGATATGTATAGAATTTGCGGTTTTGTATACACGTTTTTATTGAAATTTCATGCACTTTTTGGTGTGGGGGTCATACTCGGTATGTGAAGCCGGGTTAAAAAAATGTACGCCCCCACCTTGCTAGTTTACTTCTTCTTACTATACAAGTCTTTCCAAGTATCCATTACGCAGTTGTACCAAAACTCATACGCTTCTTTAGTCTGCTTGGTTATAGTCTCAAACTTCTCTAGTGCATCTTTGTATTGCTTTTCAAAATCAAACATTTTAGTTTCCTTTAGGTTGTTAGGGTTTACCCCTGGTTTGTATATTATACGAAACATTTGGTGCGGTGCAGCAATTATAACTGGTTTTCCCAATTTTTTGCAATTAACTTTAATTCTTCTAGAGATGCGTCTCCTTTTATGGTGTTTGCCCTAAACGAAAGTATTTGGACATTACCTTTTGTGTACCCTTTGGCAGGGTCTATTTTGTCTAAAGTTGCATAATTGTCTGGAGCAGCTTTTTGCCCGCAGTTTACGTAAGTAAGTTCCATTCCTAATAAGGGGCAATGAGTTACAAAAAGGGTTTGGTAGTACTCAACAGATAACTGAGTCCTTTCGGTTTTTTGTACTCTATTGCGCCTTACCCAAAAGTCAAATTCAGTAATTGGTTTAGGTGGTTGCTTTTTCTTTGGTTTTGGAGGTCCTATAAGTATTGGGTATTTTCTTTTTCTTCCTACTTTAAGCAATCCTCTGGCAGCTCTTTTTTGTTGCGCGGCTATATTTTTTGATGTATCCCTACATACAACACAGTCCCCACTAGCTACATACCTAGTAGTTCCATGCCCATGTAAACAGGATTGTCCTTCATATTTTTTTAGACCAAGAAGTTTTGCGTCTTTGCGGGGGGTGGTAGAGTTCATGTTATTAGTATAACACAAATTACGCGGGGTAGGGGTAACTCAAAATTTTTATATAATTATTTTCACGTTGTTGCAGAAAAACAACAAGGGGGGTGTTTTGTAAAGTGAATATAAAAACTATATATAGGACGTGCATATTAATAAGCTAGATGAGGAGGGGGGACTCCTAAATGGTATTTGGGGTATGGGGGTCATTCAATTTATTAACAGGGTTAATATAAATTTTAAAGTGCTTTGTATTTTGGGGTATTTTGGTAATATGTATCTAAGGGTTGCGACTTCATTTTGTAGCCCCGATTTATTAACCTTGTATCATAAATTAGAAAGTGAGTGAGTATCATGATTAACGAAAATAGAACTCAGTATGATGTAGTAGTATCAACTACCCGTAGTGCAATCAAAGCTAACAATACTAGCGAAGCAAAATGGGTTGATTGTGCAGTATCAGTATCAGAGTATTTTCAGACTGAAGCAAAGCTAGATGAGTGCAAAGCCCAATTTTGTGCCGATACAATTATCCCTGAGATAAATAAAAAGCATGGCATTGCGTTAGCAGTAGATTTGCCTAGAATGAATAGCAAAGCATATAAAGAAGTTTGTAGTAGAGATGCAAGCTATCCTGAAAAGTGGGAATTGGCAAATCAAGCTAAAAAAGACGCTAGGTCAACAATCGAAACTTGCTATAAAAGAATTGTTAAGTATGCTTTCCCTAAAGAAAAGACAGAGAGTGCAAAGCGTGATTTTGTAGCTAAACTCTCAAAACTAATTGAAGATGGTGGGAAAATCAAAGAGTGCAATTTCGATTTAGTGGCTACATTGCAACTTTTGGTACAAGCCGAGAAAGTAGCCAAAACTCCAATTATGTAAGTAGCAAGTAGTTTGTAGGATAGCCCACTTCGGTGGGCTTTTTCTTTGCCTTCGTTTTCACCGCTTCCCATTGATGATAGTTTCTGATGCGTAAGCTGATGCCGATTGCAATTTATTAACAGTTGTTCATAAGTCCTTGATTTTATTGATTGTTCCTAATGTTCCGCAATGTTCCATGCAGTTAGAACAGGGTTTTTTCAAGCAAAATCAATGAGTTATAGCACTAAAAGCGATTGTGTTCCATTGTTCCATATATATATATACTAAAGAAATTGGTTTGAACATTACAATGTAAGGTGGTTAGTGTGAGTTTTACCGAGCTGACTCTTTCTAAGGTGAGTATTCGCTGGAACATTGGAACACAATCGCATCGAAGCTCGTAAGTATCTGATTTAAAACAGTAATGTCGTGTTCAATTCGCTTGGAACATTGCGGAACAAGTGATACACTACTTGGAACAACTATACAAAGTAAGGTGATATTATGCAGATATGTCGTGTATGTGGAGAGCCGATATTAGAGGGCAGAGTAGACCTAGGTTATCGCACTTGTTTAGTGCATGGTGATTTAGATGCCAAAGCTCGGAAATTCTGTGTCGTGCCAATGCACAAGTCAAACTATGTAGCGATATTTGATATGGATTTATTAACAGGTGTTAATCAGAAAGGTGGGATAGTGAAATGATTTATACGGCAACTAGATTAAGAGATTGTTGGGCTATTAGACCTAAGGGAGTGTGCGGTACTTGTGGTTGGATAGGCGATATAGCGTGGACAGTCAAATATGTTAAGCAACTACCTAAAGGAATGGAGATAGAAAAATGAGCAAGACCGAAGCATTGAAAGAGTTTTTCCCAAATCACCCTGTAATTGAGGAGATTGAGTGCATGAAGTCTATGGACAAAGCATTGAATGAATTGTGGGTAAAAGCCCGAAACAGGGCAGAGGAAATCGGAAATCAGATAGGTTTGAAGAAGCTAGACGATATGGTTTTAGAGTCGTTGATTGATGATTTAATGATGGAAAGGGATGCCCGAACATGGGCAGAGGAAGCGGAGCGTAACTTTTATAGGGATGCAGGATTATGAGCCATATGTCAGAGTTAGATATTGAATTGCATGATGCAATGGATAAAGCAGTAGAGCGGTTTAAGGAACTCTCATCAAGTGAGGATGCCAGCTTTTATGAAGCAAGTGATGGGAATACTTATTGTTTTGAACTTAAGCGGGATGCAGTTGGGATTCATGCTGAATGTTGGGAGTGTGATGTAAAAGAGCATACGATTCATTGATTTATTAACAGTTGTTAACTTTATGGAGAGCATTATGAAAAGCCAAGATATATTTCTAGTTGTGGGTATTGTAGTCGGTGCGATTATGTGGGGTTCGGTAACTACTTTAATTGAGAATAATGGATTATTAGCGATTATCGGATTGGCATTTAGTTGTATTACTATGGGTGTTGCGTTAGGTATGCATATTGAGGGGAGAGATGATGAAACTAAGTGATAAGTTATGGGATATTGCCCTAGTCGTTCTTTTAATAGTATTTATGGCTAACTTAATATATGGAGGGATTGTTCATGTTATTAGATAATCGGACAGGCAGAGAGTTACATAGCGGTGATTGGATAGCCCGAAAGGATTACAAAGGGTTCATTCGCAGATACGAGTTGTTAGGTGTGAATGACGATAACAGTCGTGTCCAAGTCAGAGAATTAGATGGTGAGGATAGGTGGTTGTATCACTCATTTCCACTAACTAGGTTGCATTTGAAATGGGTAATGGTATGAGAGTCAGGGGTGTAGTTGGTGCGTATCAGTCTAACTCCACAGCTCAGGCGATACCCCAAATCATACCAAAACAAGTTAATAATATACATAATGGGGTGCATGATGTGGATGCATTGGTGCGGATTACCCCAGCGACTATATTAAAGTTAAGCCCTATGGCTAAGGTTTTATTGAAACAAGCACCACTAATGGAGAGCTAGATGGATTATTACAAAGGGCAAAGAATAGACGAGTTGCTAGAAATCATAGCGGAGATGGAGAAAAGGTTAAAGCTATTGACTGTTGATATAGACCCATTTTCCCTAGCAAGATATGAAGAAGTAGCACAAGGATATACAAGCCTTGCCCTAGCAAAAGCAAAACTATCATCATTGAAAGGAAGTGTGAGATGAGACATTTTATGATGGGTTGTCCTAGACACTTAAGACCTAAAAAGGTTCGGGCTAGGGTTGGGCGGTTTTGGCTAAAGGAATTAGTTAGGTCAAAGCGTGAGAAGTGGATGCGTGAAAAGAAAATGGCAATTATGTTCGGCAGAGTCAATAAGAGTTGGTGGTTTAAAAGTAGTGATGAGAAGTTCTTTTATTATTAACAGTTGTTAACTTTTTGTGAGGAGAAGTAAATGAGTATCACTCTGATGATGCGTGGGTATGACTATTACAAGTCAAAATACCAAAATATTAAGCCCATTCGTGGTAGGTCGGTTGAATGTAAACCATTGGGCAAACGCAGTAGGGATTGGGAAACAGTCGAGAAAGATGCTAACGAGGTATATAGTGCAAAACTATATCGGACTGAGTGTGTCAGGTATCACCCTAATGGGGATATTCAGATTGTATGTGGTAGTTGGGGAACACCTATTACGGCAGACTTCATTCATACCCATAGCCCATTCTATTGCTACAAGAAATACAACAAGATATGGATTCATGTCAGGAACAATAAAGGTGGTGAAGATAGGTTGTATCCGATACCCGAAACTGATGAGGGTTTGACCCTTAGGTATGTAGGTGAGGGAGAGGATTTTACTTATGAGCCGACTGTTGCGGTGGTGGTGGAGCAAGTTGTAGTGGACAGAGCCAAAGCGAAAGAGGCTCGCAAGCCCATGAAACCGTTTTTAGATTGGTCACGAATGATAAACAAGTTGTCAGATGGTTGGGTAATGAATGAAACCAGAGAGCAGTTCGGAACATTCAAGATAAATGGTTGGCGAGGTGAGTATGACTACGGAGTATCGGTAGATGTAGCTGAGTTCGAATGGCATGGTGCTATCAGATTTAAACCCGAAGGTGCGTATCAGTATCTATCCGAGTGCCATTCAGATGACTACATGAAAATCTATCTGATGATTATGAATGACTCAAACAGGGCGACAAATAAGCGATTGGCTAAAACAATCAAGAACACTAACCCACAGTATCAAGGGCATGACATAGAGTTGTTTGATTATCAGTTCGACTATGAGTATCTCAAGCGTAGTGTGTATCGCATGGTAGAGCAAGCGGTTGATACCAAAAAGAAAGTGCAAGTCGAGATAGGTGGTAAGGCGATAACTAATATTGCTGGCTGAAATGCTTGACAAAGATGTTTATAGGTGGTATAATGGTTTTAATAAGTCGTAGTAGTTAGGTTGTAGTTTTATTAACAGTTGTTCATAACTTAAGTGAGGAGTTGTATATGTCAGTTATTGACTTTGGAAGTTCTGTGTCGTTGTCTGAGTTCGCTCATAGCATTGGCACGGTGGGTAAAGATGTAACTATCATTGGTCGAGGTGAACCCGGAATTGGTAAGTCATCAATGCTAAAGGTGTTGCAGAGTATGTATCCTGATTATGAGGTTGCATATATAGATTGCACCTTGTTGGACTTGGGTGATTTTGCGTTGCCTTTTACCGAAATGGCTGGGACTATGAAGGTCACGAAGTTTGCTCCTAATGCTCGGTTCAAAATGCATACGGATAAGCCTGTGATTGTCATGCTAGATGAGATTGGCAAAGCCATGAAAGCGGTTAAGAATGTGCTATTGACTCTCATGCTGGAGCATCGGGTTGGTGATAACTACTTACCGAAAGGCTCTTATGTGTTCGGCACTTCTAACTTAACGAGTGATGGGGTGGGCGATATGTTGGAGGCTCATGCTCGTAATCGTATCTTTGAGGTTAAGGTGCGAAAGCCTGATTATGATGAGTGGATTGAGTGGGCATTGAAGAATGATATCGCTCCCGAAGTTATTGCATGGGTTAAACAATTCCCTCATGCGTTGGCAAGTTATACAGACCCAAGTCAGAAAGACAATCCGTATATCTTCAATCCGACAAAGGCGGGGCAAAATGCGGTGGTGACTCCTCGGTCATTGGAGAAAGCTAGTCATATTGCTAAACAGCGTGAAAGATTGGGTGACTCTCTTACTATTAGTTTGTTATCAGGAACAATCGGTGAATCAGCAAGCCGAGATATGCAAGCGTTCTTTACTGTGGTGGATAAGCTACCAACATGGGATGCGGTGATTGCAAACCCAGCTACGGCTAAGATGCCTGACGATACTGTGGCTAAATGTATTCTAGTGTTTAGTGCTATTGCTAGGGTGGAGAAAGAAACTCTATCTAAGTGGTTGACCTATGCCAAGCGTATGGATATGGAGTGGCAAGCGTTGTTTGCGACTAGCGTTATGAAGTCCAACAAACAATCATTCGTTGTGCAGAATGGCGACTTCAAGGATTGGGCATTGAAGAACCAATGGCTATTCTAAATGGTAGTTGGGTAGTGGTTGAGGACAGAGGGGTAGGCAAAGTAGAGATGTATAACTTCATGCAAAACTTTAGTTTGGTGCGGTTTAGTAAACAAGGAGTTGCTAGTATGGTGCGTAAAGAAAGCATGACCCCGATTGACCCAGCGTTTGATGTTTTATTAACAAGTGTTAACAAATAGGAGAGTGAGATGCATTGGAACAATCGAGTAGTTAAAGAAACAATTAAGTATATGCACGAAGGTGAAGAAGTAACCGAGTATTACTATGAAATATCTGAAGTGTATTACAACAACAAAGATGAGCCATGTGGGTATTGCAAAGCCACAGTAGGTGGTGAGACTTTTGACGAGATGCGTTCGGTATATAGCCGTATGGCAGAAGCGTTTAAGTATGATGTGCTAGATGCCAAGACCGATTTCAATAACAAGTTTGATGAAGATGAAGAGGAAGGAAAAGAGTATGTCTAAACTATCAGCAGAGCAAAGAGTTCAGCGTAGCCATGTGACCTTGATGAAAGACCCTAGGTATTGTTTATATTCGGGTGTCTTTATGATTGGTAAGACAGAGGTCAAAGATGATGTACCTACTGCTTGTACCAATGGTCGTGATACCTTTTATGGTAGGAAGTTTGTAGATAAGTTGGGAGAGGCTAAGTTGAATGGGCTTATCCTACATGAGAATCTACACAAGGCTTTCCGTCATACGACTACATGGAAACACTTATACAAAGAGCATCCTCAGTTGGCGAACATGGCTTGCGATTATGTTATTAACTTAATGATTGTTGATTCAGACCCAAGCGGTTCAGATGTTACCTTGCCTGATGGTGGGTTGCTTGACCAAAAGTATAAGGGTATGGATTCGGGTGCGGTGTTCCGAGACTTGATGCAACAAGCTAAGAAAGGTTCGGTTCATGTAAAGACTATTGATTGCCCTGAGGGTAAAGATATTCCTGTTAGTGGTGATGACGATATGAAAGGTGAGGGATTTGATGAACATGATTGGGAAGGTGCGGACTCTTTGTCTACCGAGGAGAAGGAAGCATTGGCAAAGGATGTCGACCAAGCATTGAGACAAGGTGCGATTCTTGCGGGTAAGTTGAGTGCTAATGTGCCGAGAGAAATTGCCGATGAGTTGGAAGCAAAGGTTGATTGGCGAGAGGCGATGCGTGAATTCGTTACATCATTCTGTATGGATAAGGATGAGTCAACATGGCGAAGACCTAATCGTAGATGGATTGACCAAGATGTTTATATGCCTAGTCTTATCGGTGAAAGTGTGGGGCGTATCGTAGTCGGAATTGATATGTCAGGTTCTATTGGGGCAGATGAGATAGGTCAGTTCTTGGGTGAGGTGCGTAAGATATGTGAGACTGTTAGACCTGAGGGTATCGACTTACTCTATTGGGATACTGAGGTATGTCAGCATGAGAAGTATGAGCAAGACCAGCTAGACAATCTACTTGCATCTACTAAACCTAAGGGTGGTGGTGGCACAGACCCAGCGTGTATCCCTAAATATATTGGAGACCATAAGCTAAAGCCTGAGTGTGCGGTCATATTAACTGACGGATATGTTTGTGGTTGGGGTGAGTGGTCATGCCCTACGCTATGGGGTATCACAAGCGATATCGTAAGTGAAGTAGGTAAGACGGTGAAGGTGAAGTAATTTATTAACAGTTGTTCATAAATGTGAGGAGAAGTAAATGCCAAGAATCAAAAACCCATTGTTGTTAAGTGAGGAGCATCGTGGCTATCAAAAAGTATATGAAGTAGATGTAGAGGGTAAAAAAGTTATAGCTACTTATACATATGATGGAGAAGAAGAACATCGTAGTGGGTGGAAGTATGACCTAAGTCCATGTTATGTGGGTTTAGACGAGGATGAAATATGCGACCTCGAAGACGAGTTCTACGAAATGCTTTGCGAATCTACAACGGCTGGAAATTTAAATAAGGAGAGTGCAAATGATTAAATTTGTTACGGAGTTAAGTGAGAGGTTGGCAGACGAGTCAGACTATGACGACTACTTGAAGCCAAAGTTAGAGAAGTTAATACAAGAAATAAAAGAAAGAGATGAGGACATAAGTTCTTTACTTAATGTTATTAAACAATACGAGAGAGGTGAGTGATGATTCAGAATAGTTCGATGTTAGTTGACCTAAACATTTCGGTGTGGACTGGTCGCAAGATGGATAAGAAAGTATCCGAGGAGATTGATGCAAGCAAAGGCACTCATGCGAGGGCTGGAAACTATCACAAAAAACTTTTGGCTGGAACGCAAAAGCTAGACGAGTTGCAGAAATTGGTGTCGGGTATTCGTACTTGGCACTATGAGCAGACCCTACCTTGGAGCGATGGTGGTAGTAGGTTGTTGCCAATGGCAAACTTCTTTGATTACAAAGCTACGCTCAACGCGTGGGAAAAGCAGTTCGAGGAATGTGTCAATGAGTTCTTGGTCGAGTATCCAACACTTGTGTCGGCAGCAGCTTTTCAATTAGGTGACTTGTTTAGTTCAGACGAGTATCCCGATGTTCATAAGCTACAAGATAAGTTCAAGTTCAGGTCAGTATTCTTGCCCGTTCCGAGTGCTGGGGATTTCCGTATTGATGTGGGCGATACATACAAGGAAGAATTGAAGGCTCAGTATGAGAAGTTCTACGAAGACCGAGTCAATGTGGCTATGCAAGATGCTTGGGATAGGTTGCACGATTGCCTAAGTAAGATGAGTGATAAGTTGGCTGGGCAAGAGAAACAGATATTCCGAGACTCTTTAGTAGATAACGCAGTAGAGATGTGTCAGTTGCTTACTAGGTTGAATGTAACGGCAGACCCTAAATTAGAGTCATGTAGAAAGAAGTTGGAGGTTGCACTTGTAGGGGTAGATGCAGGTGATTTACGTAAGTTCGATGAAGTTCGGTTAGATGTTAAATCCAAGGTTGATGAAATTCTATCTATGTTCTAAGGAGGATGTATGGTTGATATGCTAAAAGCTTTTTGCTTGGCGGTATTAGTTATGGGAATTTTGCTTGGCGGTATGTATATGTATGTACAGTCTCAGACGGCAACGATTGTATATGTTTGTTCTGAGGTGACGGAGAAAGACCCAGCAGATGTGCAACGCATTTGCAAATACGCTATGAAATGGAAATGATATGGGATACCGAAGCGAGGTTGGATTTTTTATTGAATTTAATAAAGACCCTGAGGAGTTTATTGCTTTAATGAAAGTCGATGGTCGGGATATATTCAAAGACTTTATGCGGTATATGTATATAGAGATGTATCCCGAACCAATACTAGAAGTAGATGCTCCTGTGGGCGGTGTGCATTTTTACCACAATCATTGGAAGTGGTATGACGATTCAAAGAATGGGTTTACTGAGTTGCTTGAAATGGCTGAAAACTATGACGAGAATTTTAAGGCTAAGTTTTCTAGGACAGGAGAGGAATCAGATGATGTAGAAGAAGAATGGTTTAACGATGACCACTATGAGTTGGAGTACCCCTATGTAGTGCGTATGGTAGAAACAGGAATTAAATTAGACAAACTAAAGAAAGTGAGCGAAGAATGTTAGTGCTTAAAGATGAAGTTGATTTCCCACAATTCAAACATTTGATAAACGAGTTCAGACGAGTGCAAGTAAGTCGATTCCCGATAGAAGTAGTAACACAGGGCGGTGACATGATGCTAGGATTTGTTGATAGCAGATTCCCCACAGACCGTTTTAATGTGTCTAATATGCTGGCGATGTTGTATGTGGAAACTGCTGGTGAGAAACCTACGCTGACGATTGAGTCTAGGCTAATCAATAACGAGAAGTTTGCAAGGCACAACGACAAGTTCCGCACTAGGTCGACCCATGATCTAAAGAAGATGTTTAAGTATATGAAGGAATACATCAAGCCATTCTCAGGTCAAGAGATTGCTCAAAAAAGCTATCGAGGGGTAGAACATGAGTTTGAGCAATGGCAAATGAAACCGTCTTGGGGTGTTAGAGAAGCCATTAGAGACCTAGACCATAACGATTGGATGGAAGGTATCATCAAACTACAAGCGTTAGGTATCGAACCACCTACAAAGAAGTTTGCAGAAATAGCTAAAATCGGGATCCCCCACTTCCAAGAAATGAAGCGTAGAGAAGCAATGGAAACACCTAATTACAATATTCATATAAACCCTGATGATTCCGTTGTAGTTACTATCATGCGTGGCGATGACAAAGGCAGTTCAGTTAAAGAATCTATGGATGCGTGTCCCATGTTTATCCAACAAGCAGTTGGTATGTTAAAGATGATGAGTGACCGAGAGCGTATCCCTGAGATTGGAACAAAGGTAAGCTCAAAAGAATTTTGGGTTGAGGGTAAACCCCAAGAATAAATCCTTGCTATTGGAATATTTAGTGGTTATAATATTTCTATAATTTGTAGTATTAGTGAGGAGTATAATGAAACGACCCTATATAATGAGACAACGCTACATAATGAAACGACCATATACGGTGTCAATAGAAACAGATAAGCAAGGAAGTATTGTAAAAGCGGTGTTAAACGACAACAGGCTATACGCTACTAAAGACTTATCATTTACTGAAATGCCCTTGTTCATACACGAGAGGAGTGCGTTGTTGAGACTAACAGACATAAGCAAGACTGCTAGGGGTGAAACTATTGGTAGGCGGTTAGAGCCAAACAGATTCACTATCTATTTAAACCATGACGAGTTTAAAGAAATCAAAAAGTTAACAGGTGTTAATAAATGAATATAAAACAAGAGTTAAAGAAAAACGTTAGATGGATTGCTCTTAAATCAGGCAAAACCAACAAACAAGTTATGGATGATATTAAGAAGCTTGAGAAAATGTTTTCTTGGGATAACAAAAAGGCACAAGAGAAATGAATAATCAATCACAAGAGCATTTTGAAATGACTCAAACCGAAATAGCCCAAGCTATAGGAGTTAGCAGAAGCATGGTGAACTATATAGAAAAACAAGCTATAGATAAACTCAAGAAAGCCTTAGAAGAACGAGGTATAAAGCTAGAAGATATCCTATGACCCCTGAGAAAAAGGTAAAGAATAATGTTGTCAAACTTCTTAAAGATGCTGGTGCTTATTATTTTTACCCCGTTGCTAGTGGGTATGGTGCTAGTGGTGTTCCTGACATTGTCGCTTGTATTCACGGTAGGTTCATTGGTGTGGAGTGTAAAGCTAATGGTGGAAAGCCTACTGCGTTACAAGAGAAGAATCTAATGGACATTATGAATACAGGCGGTGTAGCGGTGCTTGTAGATGAAACAGGGATGGATAAGTTTAAGCATTTGTTAGCGGTGGGATTCCCTAATGCTGGGGTTATTTACGATATGTTAGACGGAGGTAAGTATGAGTGAAACAACGATACTAAAAGAAGCCCATGCCATTATCTATGGCGACAGGGAGAAAACCTATGGGCATCCAGCCAAGAACCTTAAGGCTATTGCGACTATGTGGGATGTGTATATCAACAACAAGCAAACCCCTGAGATCACTGCTAAAGATGTTGCGGCGATGATGATGCTTGTAAAGGTTGCACGTTTTGCTAATGACCCAACACACAGAGACAACTTGGTAGACATATGTGGATATGCCGCTTTGATTGAGAGATGCGATGAGAACCCTACCGAGTGATGCTAACAAGGTGCGGTTGATGCGTATGCTGGAGGGCAAGTATGCCTTTTCAACTAAAGATGTGGCTCGTTGGTTAAAGGTGCAGAAAGATCAAGCCTGTGCTTATGTCAATGACTTACAGATGGAAGGCAAGATTGCGTTCAGTCACAAACTAAGAAATTTAAACTACTACAAGGTAATAAGATGAAACTATTGAATTTGGTTGCAACTCTCAACATGGTGCGTAAGACTTATAAGCTAGAGCCTGTGCATTTGGAGTTACTTAATGAGGTGGTGCTGGCTAACAAACATTTGGATGGCAAGGTTACTATCATGCAAATTCTTGAGGGATTTCCGTTGACCAGCCAAGCAACTACGCACAAAAATTTACAGATGCTTTTGAAGAAGAAATTATTAACAACTGTTAATAATCCTGATGATGGTCGAGTAAAGCTAATACGCACAGGAGTTAAGTTTACCGAATTGGTTGGCAACTTGGAGGCAGTATGAACGATGGCATGAAAATTATCCTTGAAAGGATGAAGACCCATCCTGAGGAGTTTAAAAGAACAGAAAACAGTCCTTTTGCGTATAACGGCAAGTGGGCTAGTTTGGTAGGTGAATATGAAAATAGCTTACCCGAAGAAGATATAAAAGCTTTTAAAGAGGCATTTAATGCTATGCAACAAGAAGAGTTTACTGCCAAGGTAATGGAGGAACTTCTTGACCCAAAGTC